AAATTGTAAAAGTAAACGAACAACTTCCTGTAGAGCTTACTGTAGCAACACCGCTATGATAAATCCACTTTGGAGGACTATTACTACTTCCAGAAACATTGTAGTTAGTACTACTAAGATTCCAAGCACTTACAGAAAAGTTGCCAGTAGAAGTAGCATAATAGCTACCCTGCCCTGTGTCTTGGCTACCTCCTGGACCTGTTATACCTAAAGAAGCGTTAATAACTATTTTTGATCCAGCAGGAAGACTAGAGAATGAAGCAGTAACAGAACCAGTAGTGTTGCCGCTATCGCCTACATGGGCTACCCCTGCACTAAGATCATAAGCAAGATCACTAAGTCCTGGAAGTCTGTCTATGTTTAATTCACCCGCATTAATTTGGGTAGCATTAACTGTACCCGCATAAACGTAGTTAGCAATAATACTATCAGCTTGAATACTAAATTTTACCCAAGAAGAACCATTATAACGATAAGTAAAATTATCGCTGGTATTATAAAAAATATCGCCATCTTTCAAAGGAAGGCTGTTTTGCCCTACTGAAGGCAAACTACCTCCTGTTTGCGAGCTATTTTTAGAATTATACCCATGATACGCAAAAGGATAAAGAAGGCTAGATACTTCTCCTGCAAAATTACTTTGACCACTCCCTGTAATAGTAGGTTTAATTCCCGTTGCACTAATATTAGTTACGGTAACTAAATCTGCATCAACAGTACCTGTTGTAATTCTATCACCGTCAATAACAGTATTAGCATCTGCTAACCTAGTATTAAGGTTTGTAAAGCTAACAATACCATCGAAGTTAATACTACGTGTTGGTGTAGTACCTGTTGAGGTAGTATTAGTAGCAGATGCAGTGGCATCTACAAAGCTAATATCACTAAAATAATAAGTAGTGGTGCTAGAAGCGTCAATAGTAGGCGCTGTTAAAGACCAACCAGAAGTTAGATTACTAATAGCTAAAGTAGACCAAGTAATAGTTGCACTAGGTGCGGAGGGTTGGCTTGTTGCACCACGATAAACTCTTACAGTAGAAAGCCTTGGGGCGTCAGCTCCTGCACTTCCGTTACTACCATTAGCACCCGCAGCACCCGCAGCACCCGCAGCACCGTCACTTCCCACATACTTTACAAAAGTCTGTCCACTTACAGGTAGAGTTGGCTGAGATACGCTTTCATAAAAGGTAACGTATTCTCTACTTCCAACATTAAAGGACTGGCTAGCACCAGATGAGTTAGTTGCGTAAATAGGCCAGATAGCTTGGCCATTAGTACCATTAGAACCGTCATCACCTACAAATTTAACCCAAGTACCTGTTACAGAAGATACAGACGGTTTTGTTCCAGTCCATTCGTAATACAACACGTATTCTTGATTAGAGTAAGTAGCAGTCTTGTTTAATCCTGATGTATTATCCGCATAAACTACAAGCACACCTTCGCTAACACCATCATCACCGTCATCCCCATCTTGCCCTAAGATAGCAGGAGTTGACCATGTATTAGGAGTTGCTGAAGTAGTTCCAGGAAGCCCATCTACTGACGAGTTAGAGATATAAACTGGGCCAACTCCAATAGGAACTGAAGTAAACCATCCGCTTGGTGGAGTAAGCGTATCACTTACAAAGTTGTAAGAACCACCAGTGGGGGTATTTACAGGCGTAGAAGTTGATCTTTTAAATACAGAAATTTGTCTACTTAGTGTTACTGTTCTAGAAAGAAAATTTAACGTAATACCACTGTTAGCCGCTGTAACAGGTAGCGTTGGTTGTTCGTCTGGTTTATAATCAATTACCGCATAAAAAGGATAAGTAGTTTCACTTGCATTGTCATTATAAGTCTGATCACTAGCAGAATGGGAAGACTGATTACTATTTTTAGCATAAATGTAATCTTGGGTTAGTGGGCCTGTATAAGTTAAAGAATAAGGCCCAATTACAACCCTGTTAGATATTTGACCATTAGGTGATACTGTACGTACCGCCCAATGATATGTTCCTTGTGCCAAAGCGGTTACATCAAAGGTGTTTCCTGTTGTTGTACCGAGATCAAAAAAGGTTGCTTGATTATCATTAGAAGCTTGTATTATATAGTATAAAGTATCACTGCTAACAGCAGTCCAAGACAAATTACCCGAAGCAACACCGTTATATAACGCTGTAGTAGACCAAGTTAAATTTGTTGCTAAGTCTGGATCAAAGTTTATTGGGTTAGTTGCAGAAATCCCTGGAACATCATTATCGGCAACATTCCATGCATAACTATCAATGTCAATGTAAAATGCATTTATTTTTACGGAAAGATCTTCTGAAATTTCTGTAGAATTTACTCTGTATATAGCATCAACATCAGATAAAGGAAGCTCTATTTTTATAAAATCTCCTGGCTCTAAACCGATAGCCTCTTTATTTGCAACAAAACTTATTGCGTGATAAGTTCTAGATTGGCGACCAATTTGCTCTGCATGGGCAAGCGCATGATAAGGGTCAGTAACTCCAGTTAAACGAATGTCTGTAGACATTGGTTGATTATTATCTTGGCTTAATAAAGTATTATACAGAATTCTTCCTGCTGACGATTCTTGATCTGGCCAAGTTTTACTGTCTTCTTTAAAATCTTCATGTTCATTCATAAAAGTAACAGTAACAGAGTTAAATCTATCAGAGGCAGAAGACCATTGTAAATCAATAGTGTCCCTAATAACATTATCATTATTAAAAGTTTTAACCGACAAAGCTTCTAACTCAGTTTGATTACTAGGATATTCTAATTGTAGCTTGTACTTTCCATCAGAGGTCCATGTCATAACTGCAAGAGGCATTGTATTTAAAATAGCCTCAATATTATCTCTAACAGTTGCTTCAGAATCTAAAGAAATATTACATTCGTAAAGAGGAATATCTCTAGTGCCAAGAGACGCAGCTGAATAACTACCATTGGGATTTTCTTCCGTACCTGTTTGTGTAAAAGTATAAAAGTTTTCTGTATCTAATGCTTTATAGTATGTATCTTCGTTAGTTTCATCGCTAGTAACATCAGGGAAGTCACTTTGAGTATTATAAGCCTCAATCGGGTATTCACCATTAACGCTACCAGCAACGATACGCCCAGTCATTTTGGTAGTGTTACATTTTGATCCTGCATTATAAAAAGATTCAAGGTCTATCTCGGAGACATCAATGTTACGACCATGAGCACCAAGTAAATAATCAAGAAGGCACCATGCAGGATTATTAGAATAAATATAACCGCCAAGGCTATAGACCCCTGAGTTTTCTAAAACTGGCCTTACTTTTCTTCCTTTTACAAAAAAAGTTAAGTTAGGTATACCATTATAGTTGTAATCATTTCTATTTAAAAAGAAACCTGCAGTAACATGAGCAAGCCCTGTAAACTTATGGTTAGCCCCTAAAGAATTAGCTGAACCTAAAGGGGAGGTATTAGGTAACTGATTATTATAAGTATGTACTATATGTCTATGTTTTTTGTCTCTATTATAAACTGTATCATCAACAGAAAAACCTTGAACACCTTCAATTCCACCTTGACAAATCGCACCATCCATCATAAGTAAACTACTTTTACCAGTTGATCTACTTTGATTTAATGTTTTCTTTTTAGAAAACCATTCTGTACCACCAGTTCCTGGGCTAGCATAAGTATAAGAACTAGCTGTTTTGTGATTAGCTTCAATAAGACCTACTGCTTGTTTTCCGTAAACAATAGGTATATGGCTAGCTTCTCCTCTTTTATTAATGGCAAAGCCTTTTCGCTTATCTGCCTCTCTTTTCATTTTATTGTATTGAGAAATCTGATAAGCTGTTGAAACTGCAAAACTAAACCATTGTAAAGCTGTTTTACCTAAAAATGTTACCATTAGATTTTACCCCACTTTAACTTGATAACTGACTCTCCATAAATATTTGAAAAGCTTTCATCATCTTCGTCTTTTTGTTTAATTCCATTTTTAGAACTAATAAAAGGGATAACCATATCAAGATCCGACATTGGTGAAGTTCCCTCAAAAGTTACAAGCTTATTATCAAAGTTATTACTAATAGCAGGACTATCAACATACCCTTTATAAACCAACAAAACATCACTTGAATTAAGAACAGGCTCTCCACTAGAGTCAAAGAATCCAACTTTAACCGTTATGTCTTTACCAACAACATTTAGATCAATTTCACCTTTAAAAGTATCATCATCATCTTCGACGACAACGACTCTATAAGATTCTCTATCGACTACTGAAGAAAACTTAGGGGAATCTACTTCAAGAACTGCGCTATTAGCTGTATAATTATTTCCTGAACCTGTTGGGTATTCTACATTATAAGGTAAAGACGAAAGTCTATGATGTGTATCAAATTCTAAATCAATTAAAAAGAAAAAGTCAACTGTATCTTGATTAATTAAAGACTGGACTGTACTACTAAATGTTCTCATTACAATGCCTCGATAATATCTATTGTTCCAGCAGTGGCTAAAATACCATCATTAAAAGTTACACCTCTCATACTATCTATACTTCTAAAATATCTAATAGTAGCATTAGCAACAGTTGAGTAAGTTAAACCGCTAGGAGGTGTTGGGTAGAGGTTAGAAGTTGAGATACTAGAAGCATCTGCTTTTACCATATAGACTTTATTGTTGCTGCCTGTAACAAAGGCACCCTTGGGGTAAGATACCCCTGCTGAATTATTAACAGTAATTGAGTTGCCCATGTTGGCGTGGTTTGTACAGTAGTAATGTAGAGTAGAAGGGGCGCTATTATCTACAACAATAGTAGTATTGGCCCCCGATTGACCTTGAGTACCGTTTACAGTAACTCCCGTTGTGTACTGAGGACTTCCATTAGAATTTGTTGAAAACCTAAGAGGATGTGCGCCATTCGAGCTATCGCTTTGATCAAAGATATAAGTATTACCTTTAACAAAAGTTAAAGTTGGGTTTTGATTACCGTCAATATAGAATTTACCGCCTGAAGCAGTAACTATATAGGTGGTTGTCGAACTCGAACTACTCTCTAATCTTTTATTTACATCATTGAGCTGAGGCATTGGCATTGTTTGTTCAGTGTCAAAGTTAACAATGCTTGCTAAGATATCAGCTGGACTATCAGTTAAAATTCCAAAAGATAGCTCCCAACGTTGAGCACCTTGTGAAGATCTTTGCTTTTTAAGAGAAATTGTATCAGCATCAAACATTGGTTCGTTTGAGTTTATAGTAAAAGGGGTTAAAATTTCATAACCCTCGTAATAATATTTCATAGTTAGCTCCTTAATGGTCTGGCTAAAAGGTTCAATCGCCTATCTAAAAACATATAGCGAGAACCTTGTTTTATTCCTGAATTGTCTTCATCAGTTGTGACCCAGTGACCATTATCTGCTATTACTGCAGATCCATCCATATAACCAATATCACCATATTGAGGTCTTAAGTCAGGACGTATTTCGTAATTACAATACTCAGCAAAAGATTTAAGAGTAAACTTTTGTTTCTTTAGCCCTAACAAGTATTCTTTTGGGCTGTTATATTCAATAATAACGTCTTCTGCTTTTGATTTGTTACCTTTTAGTGCTTTATCGTACTCGATAAGAAAACAAAAACAGTCATTGTATCCCCATATAAACTTGTCTACAATACTTGTTTTATCGTTAATAATTCTTTTTGCTTTACTTATAGCACTAATAATTTCTTCTAATTTATAATACATAACTTTACCTTTAATAATATTAGAGGGTGGCCCTTCTTTAACGTCAGGTATCCACCCTCAAGAAATATTATAGTTTTTCTTTAATGAAGACTCTTACTAGATCTGCTACGATGTCGCTTCTCACGATGTCATCGACATTAAATTCAACAACTGGTAGTCGAATTCCAGCCTTTTTTACAACACTACAAAATTTAAGTAGGTCTTTACCCTCCTTAACATCTGATTGCGCGGGGTCTCCCATAAGCACTAGTTTAGAGTTTTCACCTAGCCTAGTTGTAATTGCCTTTAATTCATCCAAATTAAGATTTTGAGACTCATCTACTAAGACTAAAGAGTCTGCATAAGAACGCCCCCGAATAGTCTCAATAGGTTGAATTTCAATGTCGCCCTTGTTTATCATGTATTGATATTTGTCCTTACCGAAAGAAGTTCTTAATACTTCTAACATTGGTAATAACCACGGTGTCATCTTTTCTTGGATAGAGCCAGGAAAGTGGCCTAAAGATTTACCTGTAGGAACGTTAGCACGAGTTAATACAATGCGTTTGTATTTACCTTTCATAAAGATTTGTGCAATAGTTCCTGTACTGCAATAAGTCTTACCTGTCCCTGCGCAGCCGATAGTAACTGTTATAGGGTTCATTTTAATAGATTGTATTAGTAAGTCTTGTTTCTCATTTTTAGGTATAACATGAAAGCCAATCCTGTGAATGTTATTATTTTTTACAGCGTAACGAGATTTTCGTTTTGACATAAAAGTCCTTTATTATATTTCGGGGAACAAGCCTTCCTGAATAAAGATATTTACTTCTTCAGGGTCTAGCCCTAAAGATGTCATAACTCTTGGGGTGTGTGGATTCTTCTTTTGATTTTGACAGTAAAAGTTTTGCTCTTCAGTGTAATCATTTTGGGTAACTTCCCCAATATTACTTAAGTAAAAGTTTAAATTTCTTTTAACTAATTCTAAAATTTTATTCAGCTCTTCTTCAGAGTTTACATTACCCGCTGCTATCATATTTCCACTAAAGATGTTCCGCGCCCACTCAGGAAGTTCTCTTTCCTTTTTAGGTTTAAAATCTTTGTTATTATCGTGAAACCACTCTAACATCCAGTGGTCTTTACTAGCGGGGCTAAAGTCATGAAAAGCCCCTGTTACTTTTCTTGGACCTGCAATTATATCAAATCCAAATATCGGTGCAGGGTCTTTGGTATGTGGAAATACACAAAGATGTAACATATAAAGATTTTTTGTATTTCTTGCATCTACAATATCCAAGTGTGCTCGCCTAAACTTAGTGTCTGTATAGACATAGTTAGGCCATGAAAATTCATGATCTTCCTTTACTTCAGTGTACTTAGAAAGTATATCGATTATATCTTTATGAACTTTTTCTAAGCTATCGAATATCATGCTCATCTGCTAACTCCTGAAATAACTCTATAGCCCAGAGCATTACTTTGTTGGCTTCAGCTGCTAGACTATCGTCTAAACGCTCTCTTAGTTTTTTAATAAGATTAGATCTATCTTCAAACTCATACATAGCACCTGAACCTGGAACAACCTTTTTCATAAGTTGTCCACCAAATAAATCTCCAAAGTGCCGCACGTACATGTGCGCCATTAAGTTTTCTTTTGATACTGTATCTAAATACCTTACATATTTATAAGTGATATTATAGACTTTTGCATTAGATCTGAGTTCATGGAAATCATCTAACATTAACTTAGATCTTTTAACAGTCTCTACGCCTTGGAGTAACCCGTAATGCTCTAGCAGAGTCTCTAATTTTAAATACATTAAATACTGGTTTAATAAATAGTCTGCATAGATGTGGGTAGAAACACCCCCTGAAAACAAAAGTTTTACAAAAGGGTGTTTCTCGGCGAGATCATGATTTTCTTTTATATGATCTCTTAGTGCCATTTTACTCTTCTTCAGCAGCTTCAGCAGCTAAATCAATCTCTAACTGTTCTTCTGCTTCTGCTGTGTTCAGTGTAGGTTGATATATTTCTACAGAATCTGTTTCTGTATTATAATTATATCTCCACAAAGCATGATTTTCATCTATTTCCGCAGAAATATTAACATCATTTGGTCCTGGAGTTTGATCTTCAGCCCAACACCAAAACTTACCTTGTTCGTTAAAATATGCTAGTTTCATCCTTGATAATTTCCTTCTACTTTCCAATGATTAACTGTCATAAATCTTGGATAACTTGTTGAGTACCAATAACCTGGATACTGGAAAGCGTAGTTTCCAAGGTTGTTGGCAAGTGTTCCTGTCCAGTTAGCTACCTCTGTCATACTACTATTAGCTGTATGAGTAGGAGGCGCATAAACAAAGTTAGTAGTATGATCATGGCCAGTGCTTGAAAGATCAAGACTCCAACTTTGTACTGGTTGACTATCTGTGTTTTTACCATTAAGGTATTTAAAACCGCTTCTACCAGAAGGCAGTAATGCACCACCACCAGAGGTGTCCGTTATATTAACATACGACATCTTTCTTGGATTTTTAACAGAAATGACATAAGCAGACAAACCGCTGCCATAATAGTAGTAAGGACTATACATAATTACCCATTCACCATCCCAAGACATTTGCATCCTTGCACGATACATAAGGCCTTGCTCTGGACCATAAGATGTTGTATTACTTTCTGACCTTTCACTTTCTGGCTGAGCTGCAGCAGTAGTTACGTTTGATGTTGAGGAACAATCTTCGATATAAAGGCGATTCGAGCTACTGTTTCTAGCATTAAAAATTACATGGTCATTATCCCCTAACATCATATTAATATTATAATTCAGACTACTAAAACCCCAATTACTAATATTTCCAGTTGTAATGTAGTTAATAGTAGCAGCATCACAAAAATCTTTAGTAGTTGGGCAAGTAGCTTCATCCATTAAGTCTAAAGTACTACGGAACATATAAACTCGCCCATTATTCGCGCCGTTGCTACTTGCATAGTATACGGCTAAAGTCTTAGTATTTTGATTATAACACGCCGTTCCATAATTACTACTGCTTGAAGTTGGCAAGCTTTGTGGGGTAAAATAAGTACTATTTAAATCTACAGAACTTTTAAGCCCGTAATTACTATTAAAGTTAGTTTCAGTAAACACTCCATTAGCTATATTGAATTGTCTACGCGGACGTCTTCCTTTTTTAGAAATAACATTAATTCTACGATAAACTTTTTCATAATAGTCACTGGTATGAAAAGAATGCATACCTAAACGACCTTCAGAAGAACAACTGCCAAACAAAGCGTAAGGGTAGTGATCGTTTTGATATAAGCTTTGGGTAAAGTATTGATAATTAGTATAGCCTTGAGAACTGAACTGGTTGGATAAATTACCGTGATCAGAGTTGTACCCAAACATCTGTATGTGAGACTGACCATGAGCATAGCTTGCAGTGCTGTTAGTGATTGCAGCCCAAGGAGAACCTACAAGTTCTCCACTGTGAACTTTGTGTAGTCGAACATCCCAATTTTGATTAAAATCGCCGCCATAAATAGCGACAACAGGTAGACCTTCTTGCAAAGGATCGGCTCCTCCTGAGCTACCACCACCGAAAAGTGTTGAAAGTGATGTCATATTATAATACTCCCCAACCATAAGTTGAATTGATATATACAAGTTCTACTCCAGCATTATTTACGTCTATAGTAAGATCGTTTGCTGAACCTGCAATATTGTTACTGTTTCGTGCAACGGTAATGTTTGCTGTGCTTGCTGCCCCTGAAACATCTATGATTTTAATTGTATCGCCTGCTGTTGCACTGGCAGGGAGAGTGACTGTATGAGCACCATCTACAGCAAATACTTGTCCTAAAGTTAAAGTTGTATTCCCACTAACAATCGTAACAGTTTGATTTTGAGCACCTGCAACTATTTCAGTATCTACATAAGTCTTAGTAGTTGCATCATTAGCATCAGTTGGCGCACTAAGACCTGTAACTTTATTAGAACCCATAGCAAGATCACCAGACATGGAGTCACCTGCTTTGGTTACTTTAGTATCTGCATAGGTTTTATTAGTCGCGTCATTAGCATCAGTTGGAGCAGCAAGGCCAGTGATTTTATTAGCGCCCATTGCAAGAACGCCAGACATAGTATCGCCTGATTTAGCCACTTTAGTATCTGCATAAATTTTAACCGCATTTTCGGTTGGTACTGCTGTATTAGAACTTCCTGATAAACTTGCATCAGAAGAAAACTCATTAATCTGTTCACCAAGTTGAGCACCAATAGATCCAAGCCTAAGTGAAGTTAGACCTGCTAGATCAAAAGCACTAGCGTTAAGTGTTGCTTTACCTGTAGCCTGTTCAATTCTAAAATATTCACCTACACGGAAGTTACCATCTTGGTCTGTTGAAATATAGTAAACCCTAGCAGGGAAATTTTCTTGAACTTCATTACCTTGCGCAGCAGCTTGAGTTGGAGTTCCAGGATAGTTAGTTGTAGTAAAACCACCTGTACCAATGCTTAAGAAATCATGGCCTGTTAGCCTGATTTGTGAAAAGCCTTTACGTATTGTAATAGCTACATTATCAGCAGAACCTGTTGTTTTCTCTTGCGCCAGAACCAATGTCATTTCACTAGTTGCATCCGCATAAGTACCAGAAACACTTTGAATAACATAAGCAATAGTGTCACCTGCAAACTGGATACTACGTCCAGGTTCAGGTGTGGAAGCAAATCCATCTGCTACAATAACAAAGCCTCTTTGATCTTGAATGGCATTACTATCAACATCAGCAGTTCCACTAGAGGTGCCGCCTGTAACCTGTTCATTAACTTGAAATGTTCCAGTTACATCTTTTACATAGACATAACCTGCAGATTGTTGAACGTTAGTAACTACAGCAGTTGCACTAGAAGTGCCACCTGTTATTGTTTCTCCTACTTGAAAAGAAGCAACTTGAAAATTATCAACGTGAAGTCTTGAGCCCTTTACTGCACCTGTTAATGCTGTTTCATTTTGATCAAAGCCTACTGAGACTGCGCCCCAAGTACCATAAGAGTTATTACCGTTAAGCGCACGTATCTGAGCACCATGATCAGCTGCATAGCCAAAATAACAGTAATAAGTAAAACAAGAAACAACTTCTGCCTTAGCGCCGTTAGCAATCCAAAAACCAACACCATTATCCGCAATAACAGTATAAGCATGAAATAACATACTTTTATTACCACTTGAATGAGCACTGCCATTTACATAAGCACCAATACAACCACTACCAATAGCAGAACACTCCATCACGTAAGGTGATTTACTTGTTACTGGGCTATTAGGGTTAAGAGCAACACAAATACCTTTTGCTGTAGACGATGCGATATTGTCTTGATTCGGTGATGCAGCTGCTGTCCAACCAGTCATTCCGTTAAAACTCATACCTTTAAGTATAGAACCATTGCTTAGTTGAAACATTTGAGATTGGTTATTTGGTGTAGTACCATCATCTGATATACCTGCACCGAAGCCATTATCAGCTGTAGTTTCAGGTTGAACAATAACACTACGTTGAGAATCACCAATAACTGCTTGAGTATCTTTTACAATAATTGGTAACTGTTCTTCATAAGTACCATTTTTAACATAAATTACTGAGTTTGTTGGAGCCGTAGCACAAGCATATTTAATAGAAGCAAAGGGTGTAGCCATTGCTTTACCTGACTCTACAGTATCCGTACCATGAGGGGCAACGTAGTATACGTTATTTGAATTAGTAGCACCAATCCACGCATAGTTAATACCGTCTGCTGCAACTGTTAAAGAGCTACCTGTATCTGATGCAGTAACCGCTGGCAACACATCTGTTGCACCTCTTGCAAAGAATTCCCATTTAGCTGCTGCTAAATCTGTTGCAAAAGTTCCTGCTTGGTGATCTACTAAACAAATATAGCTTGAAATACCATCTTTAATAATATCATCTACTTTGTAATAAGATCCTGTTGCCCAACCACCTTTGTAATCTACGCCAGAACTAAATTTTTGCCACTTATTAGAAGCCAAATCTGCAGCAAAAGAACCTGAAGCGTGAGGTTCTAGAGCAATAAAAGTATTACCACCATAAGAAACAACATCATCAGTATCATAGTCAGTAGTGGTTGCCCATGTTGCTCTGTTGTTAATGCCACCGTTTAAGCGAATCCAATCAGAGGTTTGAGTAGAAGGGTTTTGAGCATTATTATCTCTAAGTGCTTTATATAAAGAACCACCATAAGTTACAACCTGATTAATTAGATAAGCGGTTGAGCTTGACCAATTCCCTTGATGGCTGAATCCTTCAATTACAAGTTCCCAATCGGAAGTACTTGAGGGCGGTAAAGTTGCTGATACGTCATTTTTAGCACGATAAGCATTGGCTCCGTAAAGGACAATATCATTTAGATAGTATTGAGTAGCATTATCATAAGCACCTTGAAACTTAGTACCTGCGACATATGTTTCCCAATTAGCTGTATCAGTTGGCAAGTTGCCTGTTGTATTAGCAATTGCACGATAAAGGTTTGGACCGTAAGCTACAAGATCTCCTGGAACATACGCGGTTGAATTGTTATAGACCCCTTCAGGAGAAATACCTTCAACAAATTGATCCCAATAAGTTGTTACTGTTGGTAAATTTCCTGTTGTGTCTTGTTTAGCCATATAAACAGAGCCACCATAAGTAACCATGTCGTTCTTTTGATAAGCGGCTGTATTACTGTAAACACCTTCATATTGAATACCGTCTACAAATTGTGACCAGTAAGTAGTATTAGGAGGTGTTTGTCCTGTGCTACCTAAAACAGACACATAAACTTTACCACCGTGGCTTACAGCATCTCCAACTTGATAAGTAGTAGTTGTATCAAATACACCTTCAAACTTAAAGCCTTCTACCATTAAAGCCCAATAAGCTGTATCTGTTGGTACATTACCGCTTGTTTTTAATGTGTGAGTATATACATAAACGTTACCGCCATACTTGACGATATCATTTCTTTCATACGTTGTTCCGTTTGCCCACTCACCTGCAAAATGGAAACGTAGTTTTCCTAAATCAATTAATTGTGCCATATTTCCACTTTCTTTAAAGCATTTTCATTATTAAATGACCATTACTATTATCAAACTCAAAATCAATATTATCTGAACTCCAGAACCAATGCTTATAAGCTTCAGGGTCTAAGATTTCAGTATCTTGATCTGGAATTTTAACAACTGTTGTTCCATCATTTATAATATCTATTGTGCAGTCTCCTTGATCATTCAAATGAAAACCATAAAAAGTTTTATCTGAAAGAGCAGAGCCTTCATAAAATCCACCTACTTTAGCCATTATGTTACCTCGCTAAGAATTGATAATATCACATCCACCCCTGTTGTTTGAGCTTGAGAAATAACAGCAGCAACAGTAATTGTGTCATTGTTGTCTAACACCAACTTATTACCTTTCATTATTTCAATATGCTCACCAGCGTCTATTCGAAGGTCTTTTGCAATATAATAATCAACTCCGCTCTTAGTGATATAAATGTGAAAGGCAATTGTTGCACCTGTTAAATTGGCAATATTAGCACCAATTAAAATGGATTTACTATTTGCAGGTGTCGTATAAAGAAGTTGCGGAGTATGAGCTACGTTTTTGCTTACTCTATTAATAAAACTTGACATGGCACTATCCTAACGCTATTGCTAGAATAAGAGCTTCAGCTTGTGCTGTAGGTACTACACTGTTTTCTACAGCTGTCAATTCTGTGTTTAAATTAATAAAGTTATCATCAAGCTCTTTATTAGTAAGAGGAGTTCCCTTGGGGCTACTACCTTCTTGTCTTAATGTAAGACTAGCTGTCATAATAACCTCCTATTATGGTTCAATAGTAATTTTCCAAGTAACTGTCAAAGTATCATACTGACCTTTGTTAATCACAGGAAATACTGTACGGCAAAGCATAGTACCTGCAGTTGCATCGTTAAATGTACCTGCTTCGGTTACTGCGCCTGTCCCTGTTCCAGGAAGGAAGGTAGCAACATATTGAATTGCGTCATCTGCCACTGTTGTAGTAACAATTGTTGTTGATGTAAGAGCTACGCGAGCTAGCTCACTACCTAATGCTGTGTCTGCACCTGCAGCAGCAGTGGTTCCTGCCCCAATTGCCATGTGCGTCATTACAGCATCGGTTGTGTCTTTCATACGGCTTGCAATGTAAGCTAAGCCTGTATCAACGACTAAGTTTTTAATTTCTATTACCTGATCTTTTTTATCAGGAGACGAAAGGACAAATTTAACATTGCCTTTCATCGCTAGTTTATCATTAATCATATTAAGGATCCTTTAAAAATATGAATTTGTACCAGTGTAATCTTCCAACATATATTCTTGTGAAGTGTAATTATGTAAATTTAATCTGCCACTTTCTGCAGCAGTAGCAGTATCCACAAAATCTCTAAAGAATGTGATCACGGTTGAAAGAATATCATTTGTAGTTGCAGTGTCTTGTTTTCCTAAGTCGGTATTAAATACTGCAAAGTCGATTGTTAAAGATGTATCTTCTCTTGGTCTTGACATGTGTGCTGCAAATATATCTAATATAGAAGCAAAATCTTTTGTTGTACCGTCTTCAGCTTCAAAGTCTTCTACCGTTTTAACGGTATCAACTATTGATTTAAATATATTTCTGTAACTAAAATCAGTTACGCCACTAGTGTCAAAATTAACGTCTCTAATGTGTGCTGTCTGATCATCATCAGGATCTGCACTGCCATAGAAGTCATCTGTTACGCCTATAGTATCAAATATAGACTTAAATAAAACTTTCTCTACTAATTCAGGAGTTGCAACTTCGTCAAACTTATCTGGCTCTATTAATTTTTCATCTATTTCTGTAGTAGTAGAAGTATCTAAAGCAATCTTTCCAATAGTTTGTTTTACAAATTCTGTAAGATCAACTTCATCAAAAAAGTTTTTGCCTGTTACTATTTCTACTTTTTCAGGAGTTTGTAATATTTCAAACTTCCCAAGATTACTAATATTTTGTACTAAGTCTTTAGCACTAGAAATATCAAAACTAGCTTTATCTACTAAAGATATTTTAAAATCAGGTACAGTATAAGTGTCTGGCTGAAATATAAACTTTGTTCTATCTGGCTGTCTACTCTCACCTAAACCTGATAAATCTACTTCTAAAATAATATTGTCTGTTTTAGAAGCTATATCTTGTTCAGATCTATCTACTGTAACTGTAGGAGTAGTAACATTAGTTGTAATCTCCTGTTTTACAGGTTTATTTCCTAAAACATCTTGTGATGTAATTGTGAAAGTAGTTTTTTTGTCAGCCATAATAGCGTTCCTTCTTAAGCGTCAGGTACTATATCTGTTGGACTAAATAAAAATTCAACCATACCTCTAATTGGTTTCCATGTTCTACTATAAATAGAATCTGTTGGTTCTGTTACTCTTAATTCAAAGAATCCATAGATAGGAGATTTTACTGTTGGTTGTACAGCATAGTTGCTTGCAAGAGTATCTGGGAATTGAACATAAATTTTATTTAATAATGTTACTACCCAAAGAGGATCTTGATCAGGAGTTGTTGAGTTAACTCTACCTGCGCCTTCTGTTAATCTATAATACACTGAATTGTATAATACTATTTCTTCTCTATTGTAAGCTTGAACATCTTGCCATGTTCCTCTATAAGTAGGAACCCTTACTACTAATGTGTTTTGTACACCGCTGGGTTCAATAGAGGTTGGCCTGTCGTAGTCTTGACCTACAATTTTACCTGTATGACTTGTGTTATTAGCAGCTTCTACTACTACTGCTTCAAAGTCATAGCCTGTATTAGCGGTAGCATCGTCTACAAAATTTAAAGTAACAGGAAATTCAAGCTGTTCTCCTCTAACTAAAGAAAATAGCACACTCCCTGAGTCACTAATTAAATCATTAGTATCAGGCTTTAGAATACGACTTCTTGCCATTGGCTATTCCTTTCACTTTTAACTAGGCTTTTTCTTAATTGATTTGTTATACTTATAGCCTGCTACTGACACTACCGCAGCCTTCGCCCCTATAAGACCATAAAAAGCATTATTAAAAGATCTACCTACTGCTTCTGCATTAGCCTTAGATACACTATAATCTGAAGCACTTATTTTTGTGCCAGATAGCTTAGCATACTTAGAGGCCTCTGCCTTCAATGCTGCCGTGGTTGCGTTTGTTTTAGCAATCTTCTTTGCAAAACTAGCCTGTTTTGTGCTTATTTTTTCAAGACTTTTATTAAGTCTCATTTGTTTTACAAGGCTTCGTTGTAAGCGAGAGTCATATCTTACAAAAGCCGCATCCGCTTTCTTAAAGTTACGTTCTGCATTCTTCATACCCATACCAGTTAACTTGCTAACAATGCTTGGGTTTTTAAATTTATTTTCTGCAATTGATCTTTTTAATTTAAATTTAGCAGCAGAGGCACTTCTAACTTTAACTAAATTGTTTACTGATTTAATGCTAGATTTTAATTTTTTAGACCTAACAGCCGCCTTTGATGCGAACCTTACACTTTTACGTGTTAAATTTAATGATTTAAAGGAAGAGCGTCTAGCTCTTTTTAAGGCACTGGCTTTAATGGCCTTTGCCAAAGCTCGTTTCTGAGCCGCAGAAAGTCTCTTGCGGCCCAGTTTAAATATAATTTTTGCGGCTAATGCCATTTGCTATTACCGACCCCCGCGCCTAACTGGGTTTTTACGACCTAATAGTTTATTCAATCTCCTACGTGCTGCGTTACGAGCTTGATATACTGATGTTTTAGCCTGATTCTTAGCTTTTACTGCTTTTGGAGTAGCTTTTTGAACTGCTTTATTTGCAGCTATTTGAGCTTTAACGCCGATACCTCTGCTAATCGCTTTAACATTAGAAGCAACTCTCTTTACGCTAGACCCTTTAGCAGTTGAAACTGCACGTTTTGCTTTTGTTTGAGCGCTTTTTGCTGTTGCTTTAACGCTTTTTGCTGCGTTACTTACGTTTTTATTTACAGTGTTACTTGCTTTACGGACAGTATTTTTAGCCAAAGAAATTTTACTTTTTGCGCGTCCAACAGCTGAACCACCACTGGGTCCGCGCCCTGAAGCAGAAGCTACAGCTTTTCCTTTACGAGCAGCTGCAGAAGCTTTTACAGCTTTCATCAAAGCTGCCTTACGAGCAGCTGTAAACTTGTAAAGACCAGTACGCTTAAGCTTATTCATCATTTTACGTTTTTGAAAAGCTCGACCTTGTTTAGTTTTCATACGGGTGATTAATTTTTTTACCATTTTTATTTCCTTTATATCTGATTTTAGAAACCAAATCCGCGCTTAACGGCTTTAGTTCCTGCTCTAATTGGATACAGATATTCTACTGCATAACGCAGGGCATCTGTCCAATGTTCAACACCTTCCTTTTTGTCAATCGTAGCACTATCTGGATTAGACTCTATCCACTGTGTACGCTCTAGAGACCTTATTGTATTAACACATTTAGGGTTTATAAACATGTCAATATCACCATTGGCGTTTTTAAACTTTTTATTTACAGCTGCTACTGAGTCTACAATCGGTGGAGCTTTGCTATGTGCTCTGGTGACGATCTTGTTTGTCTCTAGGATTTTAAAATCGGTAACACCGACAGCAGCTGAAGTTTTTCTCGCCCTCCCAGAAGGATCGGGATAGCTAATGATGCGATGACCATTATACTTTTCCGTAAGCGCCCTTGCTAGGGTTTCAGTATCAGGGTGGCCTTGCATTTCATCTAAGATGTGAATTTGGCTACCCCTAATTGCGAAGATAACTGATGCCATTATACCGACATTAAAGTCGATAGCTACATGAACATCTTCTCCGTCTTGGAATGAAGGAAGTGTTTTGTCTATATGATCTTTTCTGTTAAATGTATAAAATACATTAGTACCAGAGTCTTCGAAGCTTGCAGTATACTCTCTGGAAAACTTTAAAGGATCAAGGGTTAGTTTTACTCTCTCAATTTCGTCCTCATCAAGGAAAGGAGAGTCATGATATGTATAAGTATAACTTTTCCAATCGTCATCAGAATCTTGTCTGTTGTACATTTCGTAAAAATAATCATAGCCTCTAGGAGTGCTAATAATAAGCGCTCTACCAGCATTAGCATTAAACTTTTTGGAATTCATTGGAGACCAACGGGTGCTCACACAAGGCTGTATAATAGACTCCCAAGACTCTTTGAGATTCATACCTGCACCTTTCCAAGAAGTAACCTCATCGGCTACTACAAAGTATTGACCCGTACCTCGCATACGTTGTGATGCTTCATAAGACCAAAGCTTTAATTGAACATTATTTGGAAACCAAAACTGCCCTGCTGCTTTAGATGCCTTATCAGCGAAATCTTCCATCCCTAGTTGCCAAGCTATCAGCGGATAATAAATATCTACTGCTTGGCTGTAAGTAGGGGCAATAAGTGCCACATTCTTGTTAGGTACGCTCTCATCTAAATTCATTAGTTCTTGTACTGCTATGATAGCTGCTGTAGCTGCAAGATAGGACTTACCAAAGCCACGGCTAGCATTAACCACTGCGTAGCGATTACTTTTATTTATAAATAAATCTCTAATAACTTCTGACTGTTTCTCATGTAACTCTATCATACTAAGCCTTTAAGCGACTATAAAATCTACGATTTGACCTGTCGGTGTTCGTAGTTTGTTTGGGTTTGGATTGTACGCATATCTCTGATTGACTAGTTTTAAATCTTCTACAGGAGTATCTGGAGTAATTCTATTAGGTTCTCTGATTGCTTCCTCGTTATTTTTAGCAGACCTGTCTTTATCTGCTGATTCAAATACAGTATTGACATGAGTATTAAATGGCATACTAGGTAAAGGAAAATGAGACAATAAAGTCATTACTTTTTCCTTCCTAGCTTCTTTTTGATCTTTTTGGGTTGTTGAGACGTCTTCTTTCCTTTGGCAAGATCAGCTCGCTTTTTTCTTGTTGTGGCGGCATACTGTGCTTTGGTAAGTTTCTCACGATCCCTTTTAGGAAGATAACGCTCACCAGTAGCATTCTTACCACTGATGCTATTCTTGCCACTTTTAGTACCCCAATCTTGCTTAGTCCACTTAGTCATAGACTTTTGCGCTTTAGTTTTAGAGCCAGTATATTTACCGCCTCTATCTTTATAAAGCTTAGCGGCTAGCTGCATGGCCCTAGCAGAGTGTCTCCCGCCCATACGAGAGACAGCGTCTTTCTTGGCTCTTTCCCATAAGCGAGGATTGCTTCTGCCCATATTACTTTTTACGCCTCGTTGCAGAAGCTTTTTGAGCTTTCCTTAAAGCCGCCATTTGAGCAGCAGTTCTTTTTTTTTTAGATCCGGAAAGATGCCCCATAGCGGCTCTTTTACCTATAGTGCGAGTAGTAATTCCCATACCTACACTTTTATTCCGAGGACGACCTCTTTTGCTTCCGTAAGTTCCTTTTCCTTGTGGCATGTTGTACTCCTACTAGTTTGTTTTGAGTTATAATTATTACTTCATCATTATCATCATAAAAAGTATAATGATATTTTCTCTTAATATATTTTATACTGTTAGCCATACGAAACCTGCTAAACAGCCTCCCAAGAACATTAAAAGAAATATACCTGCGCCCCACTCAATTATAGATTGCTTGATTTCCATCTTACGAAATTCATGGTCTTTTTTTTGTTTACGAATCTTTGCTTCAATACTTAGAAGTTCTTCCCAATGTGATGGCCCATAAAGTAAACAAATAAACTCTTTTAATTCTGCACGCATTGAATCTCTTTTCTTTTGTGCAGCAAATATTTCCATGGCTTGAGCTTCAGTACCGCCACCTAATGCTTTATACCAAGGAGGGTTGTCGCTTTGTCTCTGAGCAAAGTCTATGTCAGCCATAGCTCCAGCCCATTGAGATAATTGCCCACCCATGTCTTGTAAATCTTTGCCTACTTGAATGCCCTTTTTGATAGCGTTAAACGCAGCGGAGGCTCCAGCAATAGCAGTAATTGGATCTATCATAGTATTCCCCTAGCTGTTAGTTTTGCTATCAGGGATATATCTGTCATTTAATCTGTCGGTCTTTTTCCATCATAAGCCTAATGGCTTTTATATTTTCATCCATACGTACTAAAGTTAACGCTTGGGTTTGGACTATAGTCTCTAAAGAGTCTAATCGGCCTTCTTGCCTCATTAAATCTCTTGTGTTATTTTCAATAGCATTATCTAAACTAGACACATACCATACAAGAGCTACCGTCTGTAATAAAATAGCTAAAATAAATGTTACAGGTACGCTCTTGGAGAGATGCCATGATTCTTCATCACTCATCTTTATCTTCCTTTTTATTATCAGTAAGTAGTATTGAGATAGGTTTCTTTTCAGTAACTTCTTGCTCAATCTTGTCAGGGATCTTCTTATAGCCATAAGCCATTAAGTTATTTATGAGTGTACCTTGAGTAGCTGTCATCTGCGCATAAGCACCAGAAGTATGTTTACCAATAGTCTCTAAATAGTCTAGCTTGGTCTGTATATCGTTATATTTTTCAACCATCATTTCAATAGGATCAAAACCTAATTCTTCAAGCTTCTTTACAGAAGACATAGAGTTAATATTCTTAGATCCTTTAGGACGTCCAGCACCTTCTCTGCGACCGCCCATCTGAGGTTTAGTCGGATGAGGATTTGCCATAATTTTTTCCTTTATGTGATAGGTAGAGGAGCATTGTCAGGAGGTAAGTTAGGAACAGGTGCGTTCTCAGGGGCTTTCGGAATTTCCATTTTGCTTCTCTTTTCTTTTATAGATTCTTTTTCAATTGAAATTTTTTTTAACGCTTTTAAATAATTAAAAAAATAAATAATTAATTATATGAAAACATTAAAAAGCTGTTAGTTAAAGACAATAAAATAATAACTACACTAAGGATACCAAAGTGATACTTAATAACCCCCCGAAAAGAGGTATAAGATTATACTCGGTGGGTACTATCGGGGGGCATAAAGAACATCTCTTTTCAAGTACCAATAAGAGAGTCCAAAGTATCACTTCGGTAGAACCTTAGCAAAGTTATTCTTAAACGTCAGGTATTTAAAAACGTTATAAAAGATCCTGCATAGTACATTGCAGCTAACCAAAAAAATCCTTTAATAGTGAAAAATAGTATAGCTAACCAGCCAATTTTTTTAATAAAAGATAATTTATTTGTCATTACTGTTATTCATTACAAACTCATAAAGAGTTTCAGCATTCTTTTTTATTTCATTAGGGGTGTACATAACGGGTACATATTTATCCCAAGCTTTAAGGGCTTCTTCAGTATTATCTTTGTAAAGCTCCATAGCTTTTTCTGCCATAATCATGTTAGAACTATAAGTCTGATCCATCATGTCCTTTGCCATAGAAAGAACGTCATAACGAATTTGATAAGGGTTTTTAGTATATTTTTCCATAATATTTTCCTTTGTGTGTTGTGTGATAAAAAAAAAAAATAATTCCCCACACCCCTCCAACCACCCCCGAAGGAGTAGCTAGAAAGATGTGGGGAATAATTAGAAGGCTAAGTTAGCAAGAACAACTCCTATAACTATACCAACAATAATTGATTTTTTATTTTCTAATAGCAAGTTAGTAAGTTCTTTAATTTTATTCATAGTATTCTCCTAAATTTTTTATTGGTGATCTCTGCAGGATTCGAACCTGCGACCTAGTGCTTAGAAGGCACTTGCTCTATCCAGCTGAGCTAAGAGACCTTTTAAGGGATAAAACCTTCTATACCATTTATTTCACCAGTATATTGTGAGTGGTAATCATCCCAAACTAAATCATATTCTTTATTCTTATATTCAACAGTCATTATATCACTAAACATAGCTTCTTTTGTTTTTTTAAGTTCAACAAAGCTTACTAAAATATGACTTTTAAGTTGGTTATAAGGAAAAAAAGTTTCAACATAACTATTCATTACATGTTTTCTAACATTAATAAGTTAACACTATAGGGGTTAGGTCTTTCAGAAACCTTTTCCCAACAGTCTTTAGCTACAAGAATAACATCTACTATAGGTTGTTCGATAAATCCAGACTCTGGGTAAACATTCCAGCGATACATAGAAAAACTTCTTTGACCAAACAACCTATTAGAGTTATCTAACCTAGACCTGTTACTGTCAGTTACATGGAAACTAATTTCTGGGTTTTCCCACAAGTGATTTATAATTTCTATTGTAAAGTTATCTAATCCATAAATACCTATTGAGTCTATATCTTTAAACTTTTTTAAAAAATCTTGTCTAGCAGATTTAGGATTATGTTTAAGTTTTATTTTAGTAGGAGGTCTTCCACGAGGTTTACCTGCTAGTTTTTTAGTCATCTATTAACTCCGATAAGTCTGAATAACCACCAATAACATTAATAATAACAGGTACAGTAGTCTTAGAAAGCTCATTGTTAATAAAGCTTTTCCAAGCTTCTCTTTTCTCAGGGAAAAGAGTACTAAGATTTTTATATACATATTGAGTATGGTTTCTGTCAAGTAGTTCTTTAGCCTTTTCACACCAACCACAATCATCTTTACCAATAACATATAACATTAATCGTCTATCTCTTCCTTTTCTGCGCCTTCTTCTAACACATTAAGCGTCATTTGAACAGCATCGCTAAAAATCATAAAGAAAATATCATTAAGAGATTGATCTGTATTAAAATCAAATCCACCTTCAGTGTAAGTGCTAAACATATCTTCTACAAGATTTTCTAAATTTTCAGTATCTTTATCTGTCATTATCCTCGACCTTTCATAGTCTTATCTTCTTCTAACCATATTAAGCGATCAATGTCGCCTCGTGAAATACCAATATCTTTTAATTCTTTATCAGTAAGTTTATTAAGTTGTTTGATTGTCTCTCTATGCATCCTTCTAGTTGCAAGATAGTTCCAATACCGAATAAACCAATTTTCTTTAAGTAGACTTATCATTCTCTTTTCCTAAACTAATACACTTATAAAAAGGAACTACTTCCCCTTTACCCTCATAATATTTTATCCCTTCTGCAAGAACTTGATAACAAGCTTCTTCTTTTTTAAATATAAGTTGATGAGCTATAGGGTTACAAACCTTCGTCTCAAGGCTACAGTGTACTAATAATGCAATAAACATTATTCTTTCTGAATCTTAATTGCACAAGCTATAAGCATTTCTAAGACCTCCTCTAGCTCAATATTACTAACAGATAATTCAGGTTTATTCTCATCACTTAAGGTAATAAGCACTGCTCCGTTTTCAAAAACTTCATCACAGATATCCATAACATAGCTATGGTTCTCAAATGACTTGTCAATAGTTGGTTTGTTTTTTTCTTTAAATTCATTAAAGTTTATAACATCACTCATAACAGTATACCCACTTCAAGCCACTTTAAAATACTCAACCCTACATAAACTGTAACAGTTGCACTTATTGCATAGCCAAGTAGTAATCCAACAATTTTACCGAAAGTTTCCATTTATCTACTCTCTCTGTTTTATGGTTTCCATAATTTCTTTACGTTTTTCATTAGAATACGTAGTCCATAATTTAATGTCATTAAGGTGCCTACCGCAGCCTTTACAGTAAGCACCCTCTAGTTTACATTTTTTTATACAAGGTGATAGTTGTTCTTTAACGTCAGGTATTTTTCTTTCCTTGTCTACTAGTATTTTTGTGTTTAAAAAAAGTAATAGTATTTAAACCAGTGTTAATTGTTACCATAACTAATATCCACCACTGCCACCAAACTAAACCGCCAACACTTAACATAATTTATATCTCACAACCACCTGCCCCGCAAGCCAAAGTTTGAGCACCTTCAGTGTTATCTTCTTGTTCATAATTAGACAACTCTGTAAAGTCAATTTTTGGCATTGCTGCTGTTGCTGCAAGAAATTCATGGTAAGAACAAGGCGTATAAGGTGCTTGTGCATAAGTATGATCTGAATAAGGTAAAAAAGAAATACCAGTAAGAGCATCAAAGTGTTTGTAACACCATGCGCCTACTGCCATCCATTCATCTTCCTTAACATAAATAGTTACCGACACCGAATGTTCAGCCCAATGTTTTTTAAATAATAGCCAATTTTCTAGTTGTTCAATAGCTGTTTGTTCGTTAGCAAGAGTAGCGCCTTCTGGTGATTTAATAGGGAAGTAAAATACTGTTGTTTTAGCAGGATTCATAACGTCTTCTTCGTTAGGAACTCCTTTGTCTTTTAAAAAAGCAGTTAAGGGATCATTGTTGGATTGGCGTACAGCGCGAATATAGTAAGGCGCAAAACGTCCATGAATACCAGAAGCACTATCAACAAGCTGAGATACAGTACCGCTCGGCTTAACCGTTGTAATGGCAGCGGCAGGATTGATGTTAAGCTTTTCTGCATATTCTTTATTTGCCTTAATAGCTTCATTTTTCATTTCCTCAAGTAACTTGGGTTCTGGACTACGAAGAATTTTACAATCTTGAATACCTGTAAGAGACACGCCAAGGAGGGCTTCTTCTTCACAGTTCTTTTGCCAGATCTTGCGTACATATTTGAAATCAGTTAAAGAAGCTTGTAATGTACCAAGTATAGCGGCAATACGAACTTTACGCTTTAAGTCTTCTGATGTATCATTTTCACGACACACAACCTCTGTAAGATTACACAGTTGCCCTGACCGTAATGCAATTTCTGCACACGGATTTAAACCAACAATCTTATCTCCATCTCTACGATCTGGGGCCATATCTTGTAATCCATAACGAGATACAATACCTCGTTCACCAGAACCAGACTTCATGAGGGCCAACCATTCATCCATAAAAACAGCCATAGATGGTTTTGTTTCATAGGAAGCAGAGTTATTAGCTAAGGCACGATGTGGAGTATTCTCCCACCAACGACCAGATTTACAATCTCTAATTTCAGGGTCTCCAAGATCGCTAAGAGAAATTAATGCAGAGCGGCGTACACCTCCTACTACAACTACTTCAGCAATTTTACAAATAATATCGTGTACTTCTTGAGGGCTTAGCTTTCGGCCTTGAGCAAGTTTAAATTTTAAAGTTAAAAAGTCAAATAATTCTTTTAAAGGTTCAGGGCCAGAGGCTCGACCCCCCATTGTTTTTAAGCGAGCACCTTCAGGACGAATACGGCTATAATCCCACTGATGAATGTTACCCAAGTATAATTCAGCAATAAGCTTTCGTAAACCTTTTGCCCAACCTTCTGCACTGTCTTCAATACTAATAACACGTTCTGTCTCCGTAAAGATATCGTTAACTATTGGTAGTTTATTTACATATTTAGCTTCAGCAGAAAATCCGACACCTGTTCCTGCCATAAGAATAAATAATATTTCGTCAAATACGCGGATGTGATCAACTGCTGCAAAGCTACAGTTATAACCACGAAAGTGATTTTGCTCTAATGCTTTTCCCGCACTCCACATGGCCCTCATGGAGGGCATCACTTCACGATTAAAGATCGAATTTCGAAGTTCCGAATACTCTGACTCAAGAATCGTATTTGTTCCAACACGTTCTTTCCAAAAGCCTACGAGTCGATCTACAGTCTCTCCCCAGGTTTCACGACGACCTTCGTCATCTAGAAAACGTGAGTAACGAGAAAGATGGATAAAACTTTCGTATGGTTGCATTTTTTAATTTCCTATTTATTTTTATATTTAGTTTTTGTTTTTTTATTAACCAATGCCTCTAAAGTGTCTTTGCAGGTTTCTATAACTTCTTCTGCAACTTCAATTTGAAGGTCTACGCTTGCTTTTACAGCATTTTCTACAGGAGTTCCTTTCCACAAATCTTTAATAAATTCTAATTGTTTAGGATCATAAATCTTTTTTATATTAGGGTTATTTACCCATTTTTCAAATTGTTTGTTTGTATAGCCTTTTTCTATAAGCTTTTTAAAAATTTCTTCCATTAGTGTAGTACCCTTTTTACATTATTTATTTTGTTGAAAAAGGTGTCAGCATAAAAATAAACATGATTCTGTTCTTCTTCAGACATCTCATTTAATTCTTCTGCTAACCCTTCTAAATATTCTTGTACAAATGGATTAAATCCACTTATATCAGGATCTCTATCTAACATTTGATAAACAATAGATATCAATACAAGAGCGTGATCATTAATCATACCCGCATAAGTTCCTCTAATTGATTTTCAAATTCATCTGATCCCTTGGACAGCCTACCTGTTTCAAACTCATAATAAAGATTGCCACTTGGTCCTGTCAAACCTGTGTATCGGCATTTAAGAACTTTTGTTTTAATTGTGTTGCGCTCATCATGAATAGCCGACCCAACGTTTCTAGCAAAAGCGATAATGTCCATACTAATTTGTTTAATAGAACCTGAACCACGAATATCATCCATTGACGGTAATTTACCTTCTTCAAAACTTTTTCCTTTATTATCTGTCTTACGTAGGTGACTAATTAGACCTATCCACACATTATGTTTTTTACATAGTCTTAATAAGTCATTCATTATCTTATCAATAGCTTCATTACCAGTTAAACCCTCTGCTCCTTCAGAAGCAAGTATAGTAATGTGGTCCACAAAGAGATACTTACAACCGCTAAGACACATATACTCAAGAAAATCCATGATGGAGCCATCAGATATAGAACCTTGATGATCAAGGACCATAACGCGGTTATCACCGAAAATAGTATTAAATCCTTCTTTAAGTTCATCTATAGGGATCTCCTCTTTGGCAGGGTTTCTACTAAGCGCCATTCCAGACATTTTTCTTGCAGTCTCGGCGGGACTTTCTTCCAAGCTGATAATACCGATTTTGTCTTCAGTTCTTTCAAGAAGATGTACAGCAATTTCCCGAAGAAGCGTACTTTTACCTGATCCAGTTCCGCTAGTCCAGAGAGTGATTTCTCCGAATCGCATACCTTTAAGCTTCTCATTAAGACCTTCCATAAAGTCAGGGTAAGGTACAGATTCAATTTCATTATACGCCTCCAATTGAGTCCATAGTTCATCTTTAGTTAAAATACCTGCAGGTGTATAGTCTACGGCATCGTAGATCACTTTTAATACTTTGTCAGGTTCTTTAATCCAAAGATCACTAGCATCTTTTTCATTAGACTTAGCTACTTTTATTTTATCATAACCAATAATACGGGCGGCTTCTTTCATAGCCTCTCCTCCTGCATCATCGTTATCAAGCCACAATATTACTTCGTCAAAATTTCTAACCCAATCCCTTATTTCTATTAAATCTTTAATACTAGAGGCTGAACGAAGTGACACAACAGGATAAAAGGTTTTATACTTTTTATACCATGCAGATTGTACTGCCATAGCATCAAGTTCACCTTCTGTTATAACTATTCTTTTTCCTGATGAATATAATTGCTGTCCAAATAATCCACCGTTAATTTTTCCAATGGAGGTAAAGTCTTTAGGTAGCTTTCTGACTTTGTATCCGACAAGTTCTGTGCCAGAGTAATAAGGATAATAATGGCTATCAATATTGCCATCAAGATCGTAAGAAATTTTGACGCCATAATGTTTAGCTACCTCTTTATATATATTGCGTTCTTTAAATCCGCGAGTAGAATAATCATTTTCTATTTCGTGCAGTTTATCAAAATTGTATTCAGTCCAGTTTTTATTATCTGGCATTATTGTAACCTCTTTTGGGGCTAAAAAATTTTGTCTACATGAAAAACAAAAAGCAGATCCATCTTCATATATTTGTTTAGCATCACTGCTTCCACATTTTTCACAAGGTTGATTTCTAATCGTTATCTGACCCATTTTGTGTCATCTCCGCTACAAACTTACTCATCTCTATAAATAAAAAGTAATACAATAAAGATAAAACAGGGTCAAACTTTAAAAAATTAAAAAGATGACCAAGTATTGTTATTACAAGTGTTAAAATTGCAGCGATCCATAAGGCAGGTGCTGCTGGGTGCATTGACATCAATATCTCTCCCTTAATTTGTTGATATACGCTTTGGTTTTATTAGAGGGTGCCTCAGAAGGTACAAACCTAATTGCTGCAATCTGACGGTTGTAAAAACGTGGAGTTTTGCCATCGTTTAAATATTCAGTCATACAATCGGATAACATTTGAAGATAAGCCTCTGAGTAGTATAAACCCCCTTTAGTTTTACATAAGTCTACTATTTCAAACTTAAAGTTTTTCTTTTTGTATGTTTTTATATCTTTTTTAAGGGCAATTGATGAACCAACGTAATTTCTCCAGTTCATTGGTTTACCATACATTTTAGATTTCTTTTTACCACCATGCCACAATTGTTTTTTACCAATATAAAATTGATTAGTAACTAGGTTTTCAATACAGTATATAAAGCCAAACCACTCTGAAGGATCCCATTGAGAATTAAATTCCCAATGGCCCATTTCATTCTTCAATAGCTTTGTCATAAAAATCCTTTTTTATTTTAAAGTGATCTTCAATCTCGCGCCATATATGAATTAAACGTCCGTTTGCTAATAAGTAGCTATAACCTTCTTTTCCATAAAAATCATAATATGCTTTACAAACTGTTGCCATGTAGTCTTCTGAGTCTTTTAAAATATTCTCTGCTTTTTTAGGGCCAATTTTAGGAATTCCTGGAATATTATCTGTAGGATCCCCCATGAGAATTTGTTTCCAATAAAACTTATTAGCATATTCTTTATCTATTTCATAAAGTTCACCTTTACGTGGATTATAATGTACTCCTGTAATACAATCAAGGTCTTTGTCTACGGAAATAACAACATTATTTATATTAGCTTTTGTGCATTCATTGGCCCAAATCCTTACCATATCATCTGCTTCACAATTGCTTGTAAAAATACAACCTTCATATTGATCTACTATATCAGACTTCAAATCTAAAAACCAATCAGGACGGTTAGATTTCGACTTAGCCCTATTTCCTTTGTAATCAGGAAATAAATCGACTCTAAAGTTATCAGGGCCACCTAAGGCCATAACATAGTCTGTAGCGAAAACGCTTTCAAGTGTATTAGTAAATAATTCGTTAAACTTTTCTTTTGCTTCTTCTTTAGTGTCCATATTCCATATACTCATATATAAAAGAACATCTCCATCAATAATAGCTAGCATAGGTTTTCCTTTAATTGTTCTTTAACGTCAGGTAATTTTTATTCTAATCTTTCTTAGCCTTTCCATTAATTTCTCTATCCTCTAATTTTTCGTAGTTAATTTTCATAATTTCTGATAAGTTGCTACCCTCATAATTTGCCATTACAGTTACATACCAAAGGACATCGCCAAGTTCATCTAATACTTGTGACCTCGTTCCTAAAGTAATAGCAGCATTTACTTCTGCCACTTCTTCTCGAAGACCTGTCATTAGATCATTATGGTGTTTGTGTCCAGGTTTGAAGAAATCTAACGCAATCTTTTCATACAGATTACTTTGCATAATAAGCCCCTTCAGCTTTTGACAAAGATGCAATTATATCTTTGAATTGTTGATAAGTAAGGTTGATTAAATCATAACACTTTGTATCTTCGTTGAACTGTCGTAGAACAACATCAGTTTCATCAAGTATAACCTCAACGTCTGAATATCGCCCCGTTTGATCCAACGTAGTTACTACTGTATAAGAGTCTTCATGTTCTATTGTAAACATTCTTGTTCTCCTTTTTGACACCCATCACTATGCCCCCTATAATAACCATCATCCCAACCATCGTCATAACCGTCTTCACGACCGTTTTCAAAACCGCTTTCATAGCCATTTTCATACCATTCTTCATGTTCTGTACTGTTTTGATTTTTAGTTACTTCAACACAATTATACTCTAAGTCTTCAATATCTTTTATTAAATCTCGACTCAGCTCAATTCCTTGAAATTTAAGCTCTTCAAAAAACTTATTAAAATGATTTTGAATCATAACTTCCATAGATGTAGTAATACTCATTTTTTTGTCTCACTCATTATAATCCACATAAAACCTAAAATTAAAAATAGTAAAATAGAACCCCCTGTTAATGCCTCATTCATTACTAACCCCTACACATGGTAACAGTATTGTTTGTTTACAATACTTAGGGTAGTCATCATAAGTCATTGCAATTAACACAGGTGGCGCGGCAATTAATAAAGCAACAATACCCGCTGCTTTAATTGCTCCATTAATATTACCTCTCATTTTTCTTTTCCTTTTCTTTTAATACTTTTATAAATTCTTCAATAGCTTCTATTCTAGCTTCTAAAGATTTTTTAGGAAAGTTACCAAAAGGATCGTACCTATTCGCCCTTGCCTTTTCTTTAGCTCTGTTTCTTTCTTCATCTGTCATTGGACGAATTGTTAGTGTTTGTTCTTTGTTAATGGACGTCATAGTAGTCATCTCCTATTTTACAATCACCACAGGTCATAATGTCAACCCCTACAGCTTTAGGCGCTTCTTCAAAACAACGCATAATAATTTCTTTTGCTTTTTCTGCTTGTTCTTCTTTAACCTCGTAAGTAACTTCATCGTGATAAAACAACAAAATACGAGATTCAATTTTTGCCTTAACGAGTTCTCTGTGAATTAAATTAACAGTATACTTCATAACTACTGCTTCAGCACCTTGAATAAGATAATTAAGGGCTTTATGAGCAGATTCAACGTGAATTGGTCGATCATCTAAACCTGGAACATAACCTTGTGTATCAGCAATTTTTTGCACTTTAGTAATAAGGGCTTTAAGACTAGGAATTGAATTCAAAAATTTCTTTTTTACTTTATTCCCTTCTTTTTCTGAACACTTTAATATGCTACCAAGCTTTTTACCACCAGCCCCATATAAAAAGGCAAAGATAAAAGGTTTAGCAGTAGCGCGGCTACAGCCAAGGATGTCAGCGTTCTTTTGATGGATATCTCCTTTTAATACTTCTTTTGTAAAAGCGTCATCTTTCATAAAATGAGCTAACAACCGCAACTGACAAGCTGCAGAATCAGCAGATACTAGCTTATATCCTTTTTCTGCAATAAAAAGCTTTCGGAACTCTGGCCCAAGAACTGCTTTTCCGCTAGGTAAGTTAGCGATAATTTTATGGGTTTGTCTAAATGTTGGAGTTCCAATATTAAAAACATCACCATGTAGTCTTAAATTTTTGTCAATATAATCAAACCAGCCTTTTAATATTGATTTTCGTGACCTTAAAGTATAATATTCCATTAAAGCTTTACCTACATCTCCGAGTCCTTCCAAGGAACTGTCTGATAGTTTTGCTGAGACTTTAATGAACTGCCCGTTGACTCTTTTCCAATTCCATTCATCTGGTTTCCACCCGATTGACCCCAAGTATTGTTTAACCGTATCAGTGTTACCAATATCGCCAGTATCAAAAGTAACACGGCAGTATTCACCCCAAATGGTACAAGTATCAACAGTGGTGTCCAAATCAAGCTCAAACCAACGGCTAATGTGGCTTGCAAGCTTTCCTGCTTTGGTGTAAGTGGGTTTCTTTGGTATTGCATAACGTTTTCCTGTAGTTAGTTCATGCTCCTTTTTTGTATCAGGATCTACTACATTCGCCTTGCCTGGAAGTAAAGGGTTAATAAAATTAGTAATCTCTACCATTTTATTGTTAACACTTTTCTCTAAGGCTTCGGCATCCCGCTTATTAAATTTCCAACCATTTTCACACTGTTCAGCCATAATTCCATCCATAGTAATTTCAGAGCGTATAGCCTTGAGAATATCTTTAGACCCAGAATTACGAATATAAATTTTTAATTCTTTCATTAAACTTTTGTAGACTTTAACATTTAACCTAACGTCTTGTTGCATATATTCAAACATATCTTCATTAAAAGTTTCAAAACCACCAGCATATTCTCCTTTGTTATCTTTTAATGACTCCCCCCAAAGCTTAAGGGAATGTCCAAATCCAAACCTTCTGTAATTAAGCACCTGTGACATAACTTTAGTGCATTGAACAGAGGCTTTAGGTTTCCATCCTGTTAGTTTAAACAGGGCAGGGATGTCATACCCCATAGCGTTATGTGCTACAATAACTTTTGCTTTATCTAATAGCTCTAAAAATTCATTGAGTTGGTGGGGCCGAAACCAGTACTCAGTACCAGTTTCGACATCAATTGCACCTGCACAATGAAACTTAGATATTTTTGGCAGAAGATTATCTGCCTCAATATCGAATACAAGTTTCATAAGGTTCTCCTAGCTTACTTGATTCTATTCTTAATTGTCAGCTAATTAAAAACTAGCCTTTTGTTCTTCATACATTAACTCTATTTCTACTTCTCTATAGTTTTCATAGGCTTCACTAGCTCTTCGCACTGCCATTCCAATAGACATATCCCAGTTTTGTTCTCTGTATAATTTTGCCATTCTTCGAATGTAAGCCCGTTCAAAACCCTTAATCATTTATTAGATCCTTTATATCTTTTTCTGCGGATAGAAGGTTTTCAATAATATCATCTAAAATTGAAGACTCGTAATCCGAAGTTTCATGTAAGTAATGGATTGCCGAAGTAATGCCTTGTAAGGCATTTTTAAGGTCTCTTTGAATACTTAACAAAGCTTTTTCGTTGGTTATTGATTGGATGTATTCTTCTGAAATCATATTATAAATCTCCATCTACAAAATCAGGCCACTCTTCTTCTTTTACATTTAAAATATCAACTAATTCACGTAAGCTTTCTTCAGCACTTGAACCGTTTAAGTAATTTCCAGATATTTCTATATCAACCCCCATACAATCTTGGCTAAATTCAGTTAACAATAAATTTGCCAAACCTTTTACACCTATTACGTTTTCATAATGAAAATGAACAGGCCCAGTGTTCCCTTCATACCAACCTGAAATACCAAACATTGTTTTTACTCCTTTTCTTTAGGGTATTCAATTACATTTACAAGACGATTTGCATACCAAGCAATTTTTTTAGCGTCTTGTAGTTTAGCATCTTTTTTGCCCAAGCGACAAGCATACTTAAATACTTGACCAAGTAAATGAGCTTCAACACCTTCATGATCATCAAGAATGTATTCCATTAGGTCCATATACTCAAGGCCATCAGGTTTATTTATATAAGCCTCTTTAGGAATCATTTTGTAGTGTTTAGGGTTAATAATTTCGTCCTGAACTTTTTTGTCTAAACTCGAAAAGTTACCGTGAAAGTCTAAAGCTTTTTTATTTTCGTATTTTTCTGGTACTATATAGTTAGATTCTGCAATTAAAGCTTCATACTGCTCCTCTGCTTCTTTTTCTAAATGAGAATTATATCCAAAATTGCCTGTTTCTTTTATTTCTAATACTTCCATCCCATCATGCTCTTGATCAAACATTTCTTTCATTATCCTTTTCTCTACTCGATTGTGTCCACTGTTCTCTATTAACACCTTAGACCAGTTTTTAGCATCAGTACGGTCTTTAATATACATTGCTAATTTATTTCCTTGTTTAACTGAAATTGCTTTAAAGTTACTTGCCGAACTTGAAATAGACCAAGAGTCTAAAGCTTTTTGCCAGTCAGATGTTACTAACACTTCAACGTTATTCACTTCAACATGATACATATATTTCATTAGTAATGTGTTCCTTTTGCTTTCATTTCTTGAATGTATCTTTTAAGCTCTGATTTATTATTAAATCCATACATTTGTGCAGCTTTTTGCTCTGCTTGATAACGACTATAACCAGCATCATATTCAAGTATAGCTACTCGCTCTTCATATGAATCGTCTAATGTATGCCAAGATTCTACTTCCATTTATTCTGAGTCCTCTGTTATAAGGTTGTAGTTATCGTCATAAATATAAAAGTCTGCCGAAATTGCTAAATCGGCAGTCCAAGGTGTTGATACTGCTATATCATAAAGCTCTTGATATTTAGACTCCGTTGTTATATCTTCATCTTTAAAGTCTAATTCATAAGTTACTACGATCTGTGCTGAAGGCATTTTTAACTCCTATTATTCCACGCTATTATTACTGGTGTAAGTTTATTTATAATACTAAGCTCTGCTAAATCAGCATAATTAACTTGTTCATTAGAAGACATCGTTACAAAGCTGTTAAACTTGTAAGGATTGTAAGTTACTAATTTCGAAGATCCACTTTTAATGATGTACTCTCTATTATTAAGCAGATGACCAACAATAAAAGCGTGAACGTTTTTAACTTTTTCTTTAAGTACTTTTTCTCGTCCTGTTTGCCTTACAACAAACTTTGGCGAAGCTATCGCTACTGAGGATTCATGAGAAATTACTTTTCCGTAATTCTCTTTCTCACGGGACTGAATTGAAAAGATATTTTTATGTAAGTTCCAATAAGCTGCTACTTTCATATTAGCCTCCTTTTCTTACGTTCCAAGTAAATTTATTCTTCCATACTCCTGTATTTGGTCGTAAAGCTTTTTCCATTTCTTTTGCTTCTTCTAAAGTTAAACCAGAAGCAAGAGCTACAATACGAACATCTTTCATATGATTGTTTATATTAGTAAGTACTAACCTCTTTTTTCTAGTATAGTTTTCAGACATTGCCTCTTTAACTTCATACCAGTATCTGTACTTTATTCCTTTCATATTAAGTTTTGATCTACCTATATAACCTTGATGAATTCCTCTATGTTTTCCTTCTACAAATATGTGATACACAGTATAAATTCCTTTATCTTTTCCAATTGGTTTTGAAATATAGTTAGTGTAAACTTTATTCATATTAGTTGTCATTGAGTCAAGCATGTTATTCTCCAAACCATTTCTTCATAAAGTCTCTTAAGTCTTTTTCGTTATACAAACGGGTTACTGTATTATGATAAACCCCTTCTGGCCCACAAATAGCTACTTCAGGTTTTCCATTAATAGATACAATGGAAAGCTCTTCAGTGTTGTTTATAGGAATTAAAACTTGTTGGCGTTTAAACATCTAATCTTCCTCTTTGTTGTCTCTCATTATATCTTCGTACTTGTTAAACAATTGTTCAAACTTCCATTGATATAGTTGTTGCATACCAAGAAGTGCGTTCATTAGTTCGTCTTGCGTAGGTTCCTGATCACTATCACCTACTTGTTTAAAAATAGTTTGAAGGTCATTGCAAACAGACCAGCACCCCATAATCATTGGTTCTAAATCATGCAGTTTAGTCATGTATATTCCCTTCCATCTTCAAAAGCTTTTACTATCTTAGTTTCTACAATACGAACATCCATTTTTGTATCTTTGTAACGACTATACCACTTAGAAGCTTCTTCTAAACTTCCGAAAAGATCTGTAGGCTCCCACCACCACTCTCCATCTGCATCTTGAAGAAACAAATGTATTTCATACATCCTTGGACTAAATCCCATTTTATTTCCTAACTTTAATTTTAACTAACCTGCATGTTCAATACAAGCTTCTACTGCTTCTTCTAAAGTTTTGTGAACTTCTGTTGCCATTGCTGCCATAAAAGGATTTAAAGTACTAATAGGGGGTACCCACATAATAATTACTTTGTTTTTTGTATGAGCAAACATTACTTCTGCAGCAGTACCTTGACCTTTAATTCCTGGCATATCCCTCATGTCTACAAGTAATACTTCACAACGAGCTATGTCTCTTAAGTCTTGCTTGAATATTCGGTTGGCAATGTTTTGATTTAGACCTTTATCGTCAAATATTTGATCGTGATAACTAATACGCCTAGTGGGATCAAGAACTCTTATATCAGCACTTTTAAGCTTTTCCTTAGCGTAATCCCGCCACTCCTTCATATCTTGTGCAGTTAGCCCTGCCATAGGTCCAGCTAAATATACGCCTTTACACAGTTCCATATTCATCTTCCTCTTCTCCAAAAACTTCTTTCCATTCTTTAGGTGTTACTCCTGAAATTAAAAATTCTCTTTCTTCAGAATTTAATTGAGGAAAAGCATTTTGAACTAACTCTCCATTTTCCCAATTAAGGTATTGCTCTGAAGTTATATTAAGTTCCATTTCATTTATTTTTCCTGAAAATAAACTTTTCTTTAAAATTTTCATAATAGCCTCCATATTTAATAAAAAAGGCCACCCCGAAGGGTGACCGTTTAGTTAATAATTTAAAAGTCTAAATCATTATCTTCATCTTCTAAAATCTTAGAAGAAAACTGATCGTTATCTACAACTTGATTATCTGCCACTTTAATGACTTCCATTTCAGTCATTTCAAATGCATCTTCTCTAGGTTTAGGTGTATACTCTCTAAGAGTTGTTACTTGAACATCCATAAGCATAGATGCTGTTCCTGTTCTTCCTGCTACATTGTATTCATATTGATATACACGAACATTACCAATTGAGCCATTACCTAGTGTGCTAGGATCAATTGCAGTAAGATTTCCACCAACTAGGTTTACTGGGTTTTGAGGGGTTCCATCACGCTTCTTTGATTTCTTTTTCAAATTAGCTTTATAAAACACACCACCATCATCTTCGTCAGGACGAACATTTAAATGCATTTCTTTCCAATTTTTAGCAACAGACTTGTCACGAGTACGAATTTGTACTTCCCATGTAGGGTTTTCTGTATCAAAAGTCGCATTAGGTTTGTTTGGATCAAGTTTAGCAAAAAATAGTTCTACATTTTTAAGAATAGCCATAGTTATTTCCTCTTGGATATATATAAGGTTTATTTTGTTTTTGAACAGTATTGTTCTTTAACGTCAGGTATTATTTAACCTATAACTTCAATATTATAGGCAGTATCGTCTTCATAAAACTCTGCATAAGTTTCTTCTCCATCTATATTCATAAGAGCACCAACCCACCCTTCTCCTATAATTTGGACATGACCTTCTTCTGTTTTGTGATCTTCATAACCTGAAACAGCAATGCGGTCGCCTTCTTTAAGCGAATGCAAAATCTGAGTTAATAACTTCTGAGACATTTAGTGTTCCTTTACTAGGTGTTAAATCTAGAGAATCTAATTGACTTAAAATATTCTCTAAAGGTTGAATTTCGTAAAGCTCTAAAAACTTTTGTCTAACATGATAAAACATTTTATTCATGTTTCCTGCGTTACAACCGAAAGAATCATGAACGACAGTTGTTAAATATTCTGCATCATGTATACACATAGTTAAGTGTACTGCGTCTAAACTGTGTACAATATTAGGGGCAGCTCCTGTTTTTTGTTTACTTTCATTTATTGTTGTTTCTTCCCATACTTGAAGTTGAACTTTAAGTATTTCTTCACCATACTTAAGTTCTGTTCGTTTAATTGTCGGTTTTCTATATGCCTGATATACAGGGAAATTTGTAATAGGAGACACCCAACTTAAATGCTCTTTTTTCTTGTTTGCTCTCTCAGCAAGGGTTTGAAATAGCCTCAAAAGCTTAGCTGGGCCTTTAAGCTCAGCGTAGCAGGTATCATATACCAGAGAGCCAAGGAGTGCGCCCCAGAGATGTTCTTTGTCTCTTAGGTAAGGCGAGATATCCCTTGTGTCTTCTATCACCTGCTGGCCCATACCGTAAGACGTACCACCATAGCCTAAAGTCATTACATTACGCTTGACAGTTTTACGTTGTACTTTCTTGTCTTGAATATTATACCAATATACAGAAAATAGTTTTTCTCGTAGATCACGGTTTTTATTACGCCATGACTGTGCCTTTTGAAAAGCTAAAACTTTCCTTTCGGATTTATCAGGCGCAGTTTCATAAGCACGTTGTAAGGACACAGCAGTGTTAAATACTTTTTGAAATTTGGACTTAATTTCTTCATCAATTTCATTTGTCATTCTCTCTAATCTTTCCCAGACTTTTTCTGCTATAAACATATAGACATCTCCTGGGAGTTTGCTTGGTACTAAGTTTACTAAAGGCGCAACTTCATCGTCTTGAGACATAGCTACTAAATGTTGAACACCGTTGTTTGAACCGTCAATGTAAACAGGTAAACATGAAGGGAAACTTTCTTCTGAATTTCCTTCTCTTGTCCATTCTGCTAACATTTTTATTTCATAACAAGCTGCTAAAAAACTAAAAGGCTTATCTGCTTTCATCCAATCACAAGTTCCGAAAGGGTTTTCTGCTTGATTAATAACCCACATCCAATTATCTTCAACCCAGCTAACTCTATCATCTAGTGTTATTTTATCATTACCCCATACATTAGCAGTATGCACACATAACCAGTACAAACCATTAGACCCTAGCTCTACGGGTTCGTTAAGTAAAAGTATACCTTTTGCGTTATCACTAGACTGCTCATGTAAAAAGGCTGTGTTAGGGTAAATGCGGCCTCTGAAATCAAGATTATAAAGATGATAAAACACATTGTCCATGTGTTTTTCTGCAAGTCTTTGAATAGCCTCTGCCTCTATGATTAAGGAAGCCCGTTTAATTGGATCGATTTCTTTAGTAAACTTAAAGGGATTTACTTCAGAGTGCATACACTTTTGATATACGTCAAACACATTAGAGTTAATACGCCAACCTGTATTGTTTAATTTATTTAAAGTATTAACAATATAGCTCATATCACTCTTTTCGAAGTATTTTATTGCTTCTTCATAACCTTTCTTTATTACACTAATACCTGTTGTACTATGATAGGCAGAACCATCCCAAGGAGCAGCAGGGGTGTTTACAGGAAACATATCACATTTTTCTGTATCTACAAGATCCATTAATTCTTTTATAGACTTCCAATCTTTTGCGTATATAAAGTAAGACCTGTGTTTATCTTTTTTACCATTACGATAAGTATGTTTTTTGCGATACCCTAATATACCTAACTCTATGTAGCTAATCATTACAAACCAACCACCTTGTATATCAAGTACGCTATTTTGCTTTTGTCTTAGTTTTTGTCTTAATCTCCTTCCAATATTGCTGGCAACTTCAACTAGTGTCGATTTTCTTTCTAGCCCTTTTAATATATGTGCATAAGAAAATTCAATAACTTCTTTTGCATCTATAGCTGAAAGAAAGCTAGCTGATTGTCGATTATCTAGTAATTCTTGCCTGTATTTAAAGTCTTCAGACAATGCGTCTAGAACATTTTTCTTCATAATTATTTCCTTGTGTAGACATGGTACTATTGTACTCTACTCTTTAGAACATTATAACTATTGATCGTCATTTTCTCGATTATAAGCCTTAATTAATACATATAATAAAAAGACGCCAATAATTTCTACCAAAATTAATTTCCTTGTTATAAAAAAAAAAAAAGATTTTTTAAACCCCTCACCCCCCGAAGGGGATGAGAGGAAATAAACTTAAAAAGTTTAAGCTAAATTAGGGTTGTTCTTAGCAAGTGTTTTAATCCAATTACGGACAGAACACTCAGACACTTTATATGCCTTAGCAATTGAAGAAACTTTTTCTCCATCGAGAACTGCGGCAGCAGCGACAACACGAGTGGCGTTATCAATTTTGCCGTATTGACGACCTTCTGTAAGAATGTAACGAGAAGTTGAAAAAGCAGATTTGTTGATTTTAGCCATAAGAGATCTCCTTATTTATTGGCGTTATAGACCCTGTGGTCTAAAAGACCCTCGTAGCTCTGGGAGGAGAACTAGAGGGCAAGTTACACAACAGGGAGGATTCCAATGAAATCCACAGAACCCACTTATAAAAAGTGGATTCACTGGAGCTCACTGTAATGATTCCTCTGGCTCTTCTGTGGAGCCTTCTTCAATAAAATCAATATAAGTGTGTGACCACTTATCATTAATTTCTTTTACGAGATTTGAAAAAGAAATAGTTTTCATATGTTCTATTAGCTCTTCGTCATTCATTTTATTTTTACTCATAGTTAACCTCTTTTGTTATTACATCGATCTTCCCAATGTGTTTAAAGTGCTGTGAACGAAGTTTTTTAGCACACTCCTCTGCTTTATATTTCATAGTAAAACCAGAATAACAGATTAACTTTAAATTTAAATCATAAACATTTACGGTGTGTACAAGGTAATTATTCATCTTTTTTCCTTTCTATTTTATCGTTTACTAACATTGTTATTTCTACTATAATGGTCGTTAGTACAAGTACTACAAAGAACACCATTACTCCAACTACTGTACCCATTTTAAATCTCCTCTTGGTTTTGAATTTCTTCATTATAGATGCTTTAGTTTTCTCACTTTAGTGTGACCAATCATCTATATCATAAGATATTTTTGATCTTGCATCTTCGTAAAGCTTTTGGTAAGCTTTTCCTTTAAAGGCTTCTTGAAAGCTTCTGGGTGTAAAAAATTCACCATAAAATTCTATACCCTCTATTGCAACAGAACTTTCTTCAATTTCCCACCAAATAGGAGATCTTGCAACACCATAGTCAGTCTTATGAGCAGTAGCGCTCAACGTTATATTTAATTCAACACAGTCTTCTTCAAGAGTGTAGTATACAGTTTTACTGTCCATAATAATTCTCCTATTTTTCGTAGAACAAGTGATTCCCAACTTTACCAATATAATTCATGTTTTTAACCCAATAGGGTTTTACATAGTCAGCATGATAATGAGTTGACTTAGTTCCAGGCAGTATTTTGTCGTTTTGAAGTATCTGAATAGCTGCTTTTTTTATTTGACTCCAAGCGACTTGATCAAGATAATTCATTCTAGTTGGATCATCATGTTTACCATCGTGAGTCCAACTAAATTGCTTTTTTTGCCAGACAACATCACAAACGCTGTCTGGGTAACTCTTACTAGCAACTCTATTAAGAGTTACTTCTGCAACTAATAACTGTCCTTCAAGAGGTTCATTACGAGCCTCAAAAAACATATTAAGTGCGAGACACATTGCTGCTGCTGTTAACATTTTTATCTTCCTTCTTTTTATCTAAGTCGTCTTTTTTAGTGTTATACTTTTCTATCATACTACCCAATGCTAAATATATCTCTATAAAAAACATACCTAGCCATATAAAAGAATTAAAGTTTTCATCAAAACCATTAATTAAGTCAAGTATAAAAAAGTAAATAAAAGTAATTACACCAATGTAACCAATAAATACTTTAGTACTTTTATCTTTTATTTCAAGACTTACTGACTTTTTTTTATTTTTATTTTTTACAAGGCTTTTGATTGTTGCTAGCAGCATTAATACGATAATTACACGTACTAACACGCCTAAGATTGTGTTTCCAACTATAAAGTAAATATACTCTGACATGACAAGGCCCGT